CAAATGCAAACCAAACAATCTTTCAAGTTATGCACGAAATCATTACATCAATGGCAATGCACGGTAACGCATTTGTTTTAGTAGATAGAGATAGACAAAACAGACCAGTAGCGTTAACACCAGTACACCCAGACAAAATTAAAGTAGAAATGCAGTATGGCGAAAAATGTTATTTTATTACAAACGCTAATGGCAAAGATGAACGCAAGATTACAAAAAACAATATGCTACATTTCACTTGGTATTCATATCCCGGACAACTTATTGGTGTTAGTCCATTAAGAGTAAATGGAAATACTTATGGACTTGCATTAGCAATGGAAAGACACATTGCACAGTTTTATGGTCAAGGTGGTACACCAAGTTCAGTTTTAGAAACAGATAGAGAACTTACAGCTGAACAAGCTAATGTGTTAAAAGAAACTTGGTTAAACAATCATTCAAGAAATAGAAAACCAGCAGTTCTTACAGGTGGTTTAAAATGGAAAGCAATAAGTGCTTCGGCAGGGGACGAGCTAATAAAAGCACGTGAACAGATAGTTAATGAAATTGCAAGAGTATTTAGAATACCAGCACATTTACTGTTATCTAAAGACGGATCAAACGTTTATTCGAATATTGAAAGTAACGGACTTGCATTTGTAAGACATACACTACTTCCGTGGATTAGACGCATAGAGGACGGTTTTAGTTCATTATTACCGGGTAAACAATATGTTAGATTAGATACAGACGAATTTGCACGTGGCGATCAACTAAGTAGGGTTAGAGGATTTCAAGTTGCTATTTCATCTGGTGTAATGACACCAAATGAAGCAAGGGCAAAAATGGAACTAGAACCTTATGAGGGTGGCGACAAGTTTTATATAGGTTTACAAGGTGGGCTAGTAGATCCACTTGCAACACCACAAGGTATAGACGAACACGATCCAACAAACGAGTTACCAAATGATTAGTGAAAGTATTGCAGTAAACGACACAACAGCAACAAAAATTATAGATAGCGTAAATTCTCATCAACAAATATACATACATAACGAACACGGTTCGTCTATATATTTAGGTGGTTCTAATGTTACAACAAGTACAGGATTTGAACTTGCAAACAATGCTTCAACAACAATGCGTATTCCACAAGACAACGAATTGTATTGTATTGGTTCTAGTGCGTCTGGAAATGTAATAGTAGTAAGGCCAGACTAATGCCATACGAAATACAAATGGACAATAAAGAGTGTGAGGGACACGCCGTTGTAAAACTTGATGACGGTTTTATAATGGGTTGTCACAAAACACACGAAGAAGCTGAAAAACAATTACAAGCAATATTAATTAACGAGGCTAAACAAAAAGAAGAAAAATCAATAGATCAAGACGTAGAAAAAAGGGAAGTAGATAGAAAGCCACCAAAGTTTATGCAAACTAATGCACAACGTGGTTTAGATAACTTAAACAAAGCCGGGGACGGACTTACAGATAAAACAAAACGTGAAGCACGTTCTATGGCTAATGGCGAAGATGTAAGCATAGATAAAATTGTAAGAATGGGTGCGTGGCACAAAAGACACTTATCCGACTTAGATAGAGAAGCAAGTAATCCTAATGATCCAGATACTTGGCGAGCTTCCGACGTGGCATTTTTGTTGTGGGGTTCTAATCCTTGGACTAATCCAACACAAGCAGGGGACTGGGCAGATAGAAAAATTGCACAGCTTGTAAGTGAGGGTGCATTAGAACCTAGAGCAAAAAAAGAAAAAATACAAAACGAAAAAAAAGAGAAAAAAAAGAGGTATAAGCTAATGGACAAAATAGATAAAGTAGTTGCTATATCACAAACAATAGATATGCAAAAACGCAACACTATTCTTAAAGAAATGGATAGACAAACCGAAAATAGAAGTTTTACATTTTCAGCAGTAGAACAACGTAATGATGATGATAAAGATACATTGTTGTTTACTGGGTATGCTTCTGTATTTAACAAGGGTTACGGCGTAAGAGATCAAAGAGGACAATACACCGAAACAATTAAACCGGGTGCTTTTAAGAAAACATTACAAGAACAAGATGACGTAAGGTTTTTAGTAAATCACGACGGTATCCCATTGGCTAGAACATCAAGTGGTACATTAGAATTAGAAGAAGATGACTACGGATTGTTTGTAAAAGCCGAACTAGATCCGTCAAACCCAACAGTTGCAGAAATAGCTAGTGCAATGAAACGTGGCGATCTAAACGAAATGTCATTTGCGTTTGCAGCTATTCGTGATGATTTTGACGCAAGAGAAGAAAACAGGGAAGTTACAGAAGCTAGATTATTTGATGTATCAGTTGTAACCTACCCGGCTAATCCTTGGGCAGGTGCAAAACTTAGAGGTGTTGAACTTGATAACCTACACAAAGAATTAGTAGAAGCAAGAAATGGCGAACAAGCCACAGAAGTTTTAGAAAGTTTTATTAATAAAGTCGCTGAAAGTGATGACGTTGATAAAAAGCGTAGTAATCCTAAAGTAGAGTTGTTAAAAATGCAACTTGAAAGGGATAACATACGCAAATAAGACGTAACGCCGTAATTAAAGCCGTGTATCACACTTATTAATTACACCTTACGCAGAAGTATAAAAACAAGACACAAAGGAAAAACATTGCAAAAATTAAAAGAAGCTAGAGATAGCAAAGTTGCAGAACTTGACGGTCTAGTTGAAGAACTTGAAACATTAGAAGCAGGGGAAAATTTTGACGCTAAATTTGATAGATCAAAAGAACTTCACGCTGAAATCAAGGACTTAAACGTAAAAATAGACGAAGCAAGAGAAGCAGCTGAAACTCTTAAAGCAGTTAAAGAAAGCAGACAAGAACTTGGTGTTGAAGATGATGACTTGGGCGAAAGGGAAGCAGTCGTAGAGGTTGTAGAACCAGATATGTACCGTAAAGACGGCGATCATAGTTTTATGGCAGACGCTTATCGTTCACAAAGTGGCGATTTTTCAGCACAAGAAAGACTTAACAAACACCAAGAGTTTGAAGCTAGAGATGTTGGAACTGGTGCTTTTACAGGGTTAGTTGTACCACAATACTTAGTTGATGAGTACGCACCTATTGCAAGAGCAGGATCAGCAGTATATAACGCTGTACCTAAAAAACCATTACCAGCATTTGGTATGAAAGTAGAAGTATCCAGAATTACTACTGGATCAACAGCAGCAGAACAAGCTACACAGAACTCAGCTGTATCAGAAACTAACATTGACGATACACTATTGACTGTAAACGTTGATACTGTTGCAGGTCAACAAGATGTTTCAAGACAAGCATTAGAGCGTGGTGGACAACCGGGCTTTAGCTTAGAAAACATCATTTTTGGCGACCTTGTTGCAGCTTACTACTCAAAGCTAGACGCATTATTAATTAATGGTTCTGGATCTTCCGGACAACCATTAGGAATAAAAAACGTAGGATCAATAAATACAACAACATATACAGACGCAAGTCCAACTGTTGCTGAACTTTATCCTAAATTAGCCGACGCAATTCAAGAGGTAAACTCAAACAGATTTGCACCGGCAACAGCTATTGTTATGCACCCAAGACGTTGGGGTTTCATTACAGCAGGACTTGACAGTTCTAACAGACCGTTAGTAGTTCCAGCTGGTAACAACCCAGACAACGCAGTAGGTGTTGGCGAAGCAGCAGCTTACGGTAACGTAGTTGGAAATCTTTTAGGACTTCCAGTTATAACCGACGCTAACATACCTACAAACGAGGGTACAGGAACAAATGAGGATAGTATCCTTATTATGAAAACAGATGATATGATTTTATTTGAAGATAACATCTTCCAACTAAAATTTGAAGAAACAAACGCTGGATCATTAACAACAAAAATGGTTGTTTATGGATACAACGCATTTGCTTCTGGAAGATATCCAAGTGGTATCTCAGAAATATCTGGAACAGGATTGGTTACACCAACCTTTTAATTAAATTGGTTTATGTGTGTCGGGCAACCGACACACTAAACCCTTAGAAAGAACATTATGGCAAAAGATAAAAAAAGTTTAATAGACGCTTTAAAGAAAGAATTAAAGCATTATGAAATCTACGGAAAGGCAAAACGTGCTGAGGAAGTTAAAAAAGCTATTAAAGCAGCAGGTGGGAAAGTTGAAACAAAAACTGCAAAACCTAAAGCCGAAAAAAAAGTAGAAAAGAAAAAGTAACAATGCCAAAAGGTAAAAGTTACGGTAAAAAAATGAAAGGTGGCACAGGTAAAGGCCGAAAAAAAGGTAAATAACCTATGTCCATAACTAACGGCTACTGTACTCAAAATGAATTAAAAGCGTTTGTTGGAATACCAAACGACGATAGTCAAGACAATGATCTACTAGACGACGCAATTAATGCAGCTAGTAGGCAGATTGATACATTTTGTGGTCGTTACTTCTACGCAGACGGATCAGCTTCGGCAAGAAAGTTTTTTACAAACGATCCATACAGACTTCGTGTAGATGATATAAGTACAACAACAGGTTTAGTTGTTAAATATGATGATGATGATGACGGAACGTATGAAGTTACCGTTGCAAGTAATTACTACCAAGTGCTACCTATAAACGGCATAGTTGGTGGTATAACAGGCAATCCTTACTACATTATTGAATTAATATCCGACGGTAGTAATGAATGGCCATTAGATTTTTCAAGCAACAGACCTAGGGCAGAAATTACAGCTAACTGGGGTTACGCAAGTGTGCCAGAGCAAATACGACAAGCTACATTAATGTTAGCTAG